GTCCCTTTCTTTTTACCTTAAATCAACAATTAATCTTCTTGAGCTAACTTAGCAAAATAGGACATTGTATCATCTTCATCTACAGCAGCTGCCGGAGCAGGCGCTGGAGTAGATGCCATCGTATTCTCAAATGAACTAGACGCTGCTGCAGGTTGTGGAGCAGGAGTACTAGGAACATCTTCCATCTTAATCTCATTAGCTGCAGATTTATTAGCTGTAATACCTAATACTTCATTCAGTTTAGTTTCTAACTCAGCATAAGTAGGATACTTTTCTGGATTAGTATAGTCTGAAATATCATGCATTTGATTATATACAGCTTCTAATCTTGTTGCATCACCATCTAATAATGGTTTCGGTTGAGTAAATTCAGATTTATCATAGTTACGATAACCTTCTACCTGACGAATTTTTAGTTGGAAATCCGCGCCTTGTAAGAAATGGAATGGGTCAACTGGAACTTCACCTGGGAATTGAGGTTGCATTACATCCATGATCTTATCAAAGATTTTCTTACCGTAGATAAACTTAAATACTTTACCTTCGTTAGCTGGATTGCCTGGGTCAGATACAACATAAACGTTAGAGACATAATGTAGACGACGCTTACGTTCACGCACAGTCTTCTTATCATCATCGTTACCTGAATTCCATAGCTTTTGGTTTAACTCACCTAAAGGATCTGTTTGACCAATAGATGTAAGAGACTTCTCGATGTACCAACGACCTGTAGGACCTTTAAATCCGTGATCCCAATATTTAGCCCATGGTAATTCTCCTGCCGCCGAAGCTGGTAAGAAACGAAGTACCGCATAACCATTACCAGCTTTATCTACTGTAGGTTTCCACAGAGCATCATCTTGGTATGATTTCTTTTCACCGCCACCACTAGCTTGTTCAGCAGCCTGAACTAATTGTGAGACATTAGTGGTTTTATTCATAAGATCTGCAAAAGACATATATATTTTCCTTATATTACAACGTATATTTTAGTATATTAATAGTATTACTCGTCTTTCCGAGCTGTCATTTAAGTGTATATTATACCACATAAGTGATACAATGTACACAGTTTATTTATGGGTTTAAAATATTTCGACCTTCAGGCCAATAATCTTCTGGCCCTCCCTCTCTATATAACTCAAGACATTTAATTCTTGTGTCCATGTTAATCCTTAAATGGGCAATTGGCTGCCGCGTGGTAAGTAATTAAGCCTCATAGCTTCAGCTTCTAACTTATTTTTAATAACCGGAGAAATATACTTACCAACATCCTCCATCTCAATTGAATGTTCTTCGCATAGATGAACAATAGAATCCATATAAGATAATCTCTTATTTCTAACCGTAGTTTCAACAAGAGTAGTAAAGATTTTTTTATTCAAATATGGAGCTTCTTCAACCTTACCATCATCTAATGTACCATCTAAATTCAGCATTATTTTCCAACCTTTAATAGTATTGTATCTTTATTAATTCTAGTATTACATGCCGTAGTTACAGTAGTTAGCTTCTTCCAAGTATTATCGATCTGACGCATCGTACCTTTAAGAATTGACGGTAGTGTTTTACCAGGATCTCTTAATCTAATCTTACGAGACTTTTCCATATCCACATACAGCAGTGACGTACCTTTAATTTCAAACCCTTCGCGACGAATAGAAATATATTCAGTCAATATACGAGTCTTAGCATTAAAGGTATATAATCTCATTGCACCTATGATACTGATTGGATTAATTGATGCAATATGATACTCTGATGAATCACCAAGATATTGCAACTTGCCAACTTGTTTATCTATTTTAGGAGCAGTCTTTTTACGAGGTGCTCGTTTAGCTTTAAGACTAGTAGTAAATGATTCGGCTTGCTTAATAAAATCTTTAAGGACCTTAATACGTTTATTAATAGCAGTCTTAGTTAAATGTGAATATGCTTCAGCTAATTGATCATCCGTTTTATTAACTGCAGCAGTAAATTCATCGATATATTCATTAGCCCAATCAATAACTATCTTAGATGGAATAGGTCCTTTTAGACCATGTTCTTTCATCTTAGTGTAGATATCAAGTGTTGCAGTATTATCGCCTTCGATCCATTTATCTACAACTTCGTCTAAGTCACCTAAGATAGTATCATTAGTCTTAATTGCAATTCTTTCGGCCGGAGATAGTTTAGGTGCAACTGTTTTAGGTTTATCCTCAACTTCTTCTTCTTGAATTACTTTAGCATTTAGCATATCCTCAAACATACTATCAATACGTTCTTGTTCATGCTCATTAGGAATCCATCCAGCTTTAAGAATCATACGAACTAATTTAGATTCAGGAACACCAATTAAATTATTTGGTGCTTGTTTAATCTTAGCAACTTCATCTTTAGAAAATTTATCTTTAGCATAAAGGTAAACCATAGGATAATGATCAGATCGTTTATTGATCTTACCATAATAGGTTAAAGAATCAGCAAGAGCTATTTTACGTCCAAAATCATCAGCTGGCATACCATCAAAGTATAAAGGTTCATCACCATAAGAAGCTTTATTGCTCATTCTTTTTACTGCAGACTTCTTCTTAATAGCCATAGTTATACCTCAAACGATACTAACTTATCTACTTTAAACGAACGCCAAGCACCCATCTCAACATCAAATGCCTTAACTAGAGTACTAACAGATTCAGATTGTGTAGCCTTACCTGATTTAGGTTGACTATCTTCAGGGATCAAATCAAAGTTTAGTGTAGCCTTCATTGGACGTTCAGTTCCATCAGCTTTTAAAAACTTAAAGGATTTCACGCCATTTTGTAAATGTGTAACAACTTCTTCACGAGACATATTAATCATAACAAACTCCTTATTTAACTTACAAAACATATTATAACACGCAATAAGACTAAAGTACACTATTATATTGCTATTTTTTATCTTCGGGTTTAGTATCCTTAGGCTTTTCTTTCTCTTTAGGCTTAATAGCATTCTCATAATAAACGATTACTTCTTTCTGCTGTTTAATATAACGGAATAATTCAGCCATATTCAAAGAAAGGTTCTCATAGTCTTTAATTGAGATAGCAACATAAACCAACTCACCATTTTTCTTAATAAACTTAGATGAGAATTCTTCATAATTGTCTTCAGTCACGACATAGAATTGCATCTTATGGAGATTGACTGGTGATACCTTCTTGGCAGGTGGAACAGTCTTTTCAACATATTGAGTCTTGACAACTACCTTAGGTTTTGGTGTACTACTACAACCACTAATCAGTAGTAAAGTTGGTAATATCAGCAACAAGCTTATCACTCGCATTATTAATCCTCTTCTCAATTAAACCAGGCTTCTTGGCAGCTAGGCTAGATAGGTTATGTTTTCTTAATAGTCCAACTAAACGGTTACGATCTTCAAGAGCTGCTTCCAGTTGTGAACTAAGGTGATTAGTTAAGGCTTGCATGGCTTCATACTCTTCTTGTTTGGCTTCAATAACCAGTAGATTATTTTCATTAGCGTCCGCAAGTAGTGTATTATTTTCACGTAATTGACCAATACGTTCTTGGCTATCAGTATAATACCAATAGCCACCACCTGCCATAACCGTCATTAATATAAATGGGATTACAACAAACATATTATTCTCCTAATAACTTTTCAAGAGTAAAAGGTCCAGCAATACCATCAGCCGTTAAACCATTAGCAGATTGCCATGCCTTTAACTTAGCTTCAGTGCCTGCCCCAAAGATACCATCAGCCCCAATACCTAATGCTCCTTGCATTAGCTTGACACCATCACCTCGCGATCCCCTACGCAGTAGCCCGATATCATCAATGATATCTTCGATGTCATCTTCTGTATCATTAAGAACTTCCACTCTCATTCCAAGGACTTTCATAGCATGTTTATAACGCTTCTGTCGATCTTCTAAACCAATAGTACCACCATTGATCTTTTTAGTCATCTTAGTAACATCATCGCTATCAGCAATATCATTAAGAGAACGACTATCCCAATACCAACAAGCACTCTCAACCGCACCCTTTTCAGTAGCTACGTAATCAGCTGCTTCTTCAGCAGTCATTCCAACCGACTTACCAAATGCTTCATAGTTGTTACGACCTGTTAATTGTTTAAGACCACGACCTCTGAATAACCACCCGTCACCTTCTTGAACATTACCCATTTTATATTTACGATATTCATCCATATAAACATAGTTAGCAATCTTCTCGGGTTGACGATGATATTCCTCAGCATCACGCTTAGGAGAGTCACCAAAATAACGACCGAACACAGCACGAAGAGCTTTAGCTGAATAGTTTAGGTTCTCTTCTAATCTAAGGAATCCAGCACTCTCGTGAGCACATTGACTCAAGAAGTGGGCTACTCGACGTTCAGTTGTAATACCATACTCCGGAAGCTTTTCAGCTAATGCATCGTACCAACCATCTAATCTCTTTTTATCATCGATGATTTCTGCTAAGTGCTGTTTTGTAAAATTGAAGTTGAAGCTCATTTATTGTTCCTTTATTTGTGTTCCAATGTTGTAGACCCATCGTCACTAAGAATAGCTTCAGCAAAGATCATGAATGATTCATTTTTAGCTGCTTCTTCTGCTAGGTTTGCAGCATAAGCAATTTTAGCTAGTTTGTTGAATTCTCGTTTGGGAATATCATATTTTTCTTTTATGTCTTCAGCAATATCTTTTTGTAATTCTTTTTCAGCTGCTACTCGAACCATCGAGGCTGACATCTCTTTAAGAGCTTTTTGAATAGCATCACGTAGTTCTTGAGTGATTACTTCTGGTAGAGTTTCCATATTTTCGATCATAATATATTTTCCTTATTTAACAATTAATTTGGTTGTACTTGTACATTATATCCTGTTTCGAACTGAAAGTACACATCTTTTTTGTAGTGAACTATAAATTTTATATCAGGAAATTCTTTAAAAAGCTCAGTCCAAATAGGTCGCCATGCATTATTCATTCTGTATCGATTACCTTCTTCACGATTGGAGGTCATAATAGTATCAGTAGTACTTGATAAGTCATAAGAAAACATTGAATCAAATCCCCACATATGAATTTCATCAGGTTTCAGCGTAGTGGCTGCATAATGAGTAGCAAGATGGCCAACTGACCATAGAGTAGCATTAGGGGCATAAGAAGGAACATGAGTATAGAATTCTCTAATTAGATGAGCTTTCTGCATATAGAACGAAGGATAGTTATCCATGTGAATTTTAGGTCTAGTACCCAGTATCCATTTCATGTTATCTAAAGAAAACTCATTATTCATTAAGGCGTTCATCATCTTAAAATCGCCTAGACAAGTAGCCCAGTGATTCTCGATAGAGAATGGAGGTACATTACAAGTTATAGTAGTACCACGTTGATTATCCATGAACATCCCTACACTAGGGCCGTTACCTAATATATTTACTATTCTACTCAATTGGTATGTCCTCTGTATAAAAAGGTAAAACTATTTGAATCCATGGAAATAGCTGTATATTCATTAAAACGTTAACGGGCCACATTCCATTATATTGGATTTGGTCTAGCAATTTCTTAGCAGCCCATGGAGTTATCAAATACGTTCCCTCATCGATTATGTGTTGGGGGTAGTTATCTCTGTTATACCCCACAAAATCCACTGATATGATAGATGATAACCCTCTGGGTCTTAAATCTACCATTTGATTATACTTGCCTATTCCTTTAAATTCTTTTCCTTGAGAAGCTGCATTTCTAAGTGTAACTATTCCTCCCTTGAATATGGCATTTTTAGGAGGGCGAGTATCTTCTTTTGTAAGGTAAGTATTCTCTCTGTCTAGATTTTCGTGGATATATTTCCTGGTCCAGACAGTATCATGATTCATAATAATGACAGGTTGATTAACATCAATACAATATTGCCACGCTCTCATGTGACTGACTGCATTGGATATCAACTTGGATTGATCTGCTTTAGGGTCAAATGACTTGTATAATCCGGTTTTAAAATCAATGCATTCGTCTTCTTTCTTAGTCGGCCATGTCCATGGTAATAGTTCAGGATTTTCAAGATATGTTATTTTTTTAAGATCTCGGGCTACTGTAGATGGTAATGTAGCAGGGAACCAAGTATAGTCAATTTCAGATTTAGTCTTCTCGATCGATATCCCACATCTACGCGCAGCGTACATCGACCCACTATCATTGACCTCTGTTATAATTAACCCCTTAATTCTAGGCGGTACTGGTTCAGAAGGCTCAGCCTCTACAGGCGTATTGTTAATAATATTAATTTGATCAACTAAGTTCATTTATTTGCCTTACAATTTCGCTATTACCTTTGCGTCCAGTCCAATGCATAATAAGAGGCTCCTCTTGAACTAAACTATCTATAATATCTAACCGTAGTGTATTGAATCTATGAGGTAAAGGGTTGATATGAGTCATCTTTAATATCTCATTACCATTAAACATTTCATGTAATGTCGTTTGATCACCCTCACCACCATACGCACACTGGGTCTTCCATTTCATCAATATATCAGGGAATCCTTCAAACGCAACAACTCCAGTATTATACCAATCACCCAACTCAGGCCTTCTAGTTGTCCATGGACGATCTTTTACTATGCTCAATTTGTGAGGCGCAATATAATCGAATATACTCGATATATCCCCTCGAACTTCACAATCAGTGTCCAGCCAACAAACTTTATCAGCGTAAGCCTCTGCCTTAATCATAGCTGCGGGTTTCTTAAACCAGCCTGAGCCATCTTCCACTTTAAAATATGGAATACCTTTATCAGATAGCCAATCAAGCCATTGACTAGATAATCCAAAGTCAGCTACTATCAGCCATGCGTCTGGATTGTGCTTGAATAGGTTGCGGGTAAACCAAGGCAGTTGCCAAGCAGTATTATCATCACATCCAGTTACTATTATATTACTCATCTATATATTCCCATGAAAACATTATATCTTTACATTATGTATGACCCAGATAAACCTTCTAAATGTAAGGTGGGGATTACTATAAACCTCCAACAAAGACTTAAAGCCTATCGTACGGCTAGTCCTCAGTGTACATTCACATATACAACTGAGATAGCCAATAAAAGAGTTGAGAGAGACATTCACGATCTACTTAAAGATACAATAAGATTAGATCGTGAATACGTACATTGCAACCCAACCATAGTTCAAAACATTATAGAAGGATTCATGATGGACCGCTACTAGATTTTTCATTGCGAATCCTCTGCTATAGCTACTATATTATTTTTGTTAATCATAAAGATTGATGGACCTCCTTTATGATTATTGATATATTGCACCTCCATTAGTTTCTCCTCATGTGTGCAATTTGAACGGCTTCTTCTTGACTTATAATAGGCACTGCATTACTCTTGTGAGTTTGACAAATACCTTTTATAAGATTGCCTGTATACTTCATATTATCATTTTTACTTGTATGACTTCTGCCTGTGGCATTTAAACTCGGTACATCAGCCACATCTCTTTGATAGCCTCTTTTAACCTGCAGATCTTTCTTACGGGTCTTTACCTTCAGTTCGCCTCTCACATATTTAACATAATCATCAAAGGACATCATTCTATCGTGTTGATAGCTTTGCTTCATTCTGGTATTAAAATCTTTATGTTGCTGGCGAAGGTTTGCTATATCTGCTTTAGTCATTTTCATAATACA